AAGATACATCTCGTGGTCAATATGAAGACCTAAGTGAAGGTCTAAACAGAGCCACAGAGACCGTGGCCGTGGCCACCGCCTCTCATGATGAAGATGAGGATGATGCACTAAGTTACTTCCAAAAACTCGCTGAAGAGTAGCCACCAAAAATAGCTTTAGCTTCTAAAAAAAGCGGAAAAAAAATCCCTGGCCAAAATCACGGCCAGGGGTTTTTTTACTTTATACGTGAATTTTCGGTTTTTTTGAGTTTTCTATTGACGTATTGTGAGGACTTATCATATTTCATAACTCTTTCAAAGTCTTTCATGAATAATCCCAATAAATCTGGTTTAAGGATGTTTATATTTCTTTTTTCTTCATTTAAATTTGTTTCAAATTCTAAGAAAGTTACTGATTTTATTGGTTTTTGACTCATATTACTAGTAGATGATGGTGTATTTGTTGATTTAATTTGCCCACCAGAAAAATATTCCATACTCCAGTTTTCATCAACTATTAGTCCAGCTGGCACAATAAGTTGATTATCTCTATCTCTAAATTCTGTTGTTTCGTGATGATGAATACTAGCTAATTCTTGAGGTGTGTATTTTTCATTCAAATATTGATTCAATTGAAATTGATCTAGAGGCCATTCATTATTAATATCAGTAATGTTATTAGCCATTAAAACCACCCAATCAAGATTGTTATTACCATAAACTCTTTCAGCTACATTATCTGGTCTTTCATCACCAGTAATTTTATACCTATCAAATTGCATAAAATTAGCAAATAAGTCTTCTCTAACTTTTGCTCTACGGAATAAATTTTTTGATTGAACAACATCTAAATTACTCTCTCTTGTCTTTAAGGGAGAGGGATAATTAAGATTTGGTAGTTTGCGGAAGTAATAAGACATTTAGAGACCTACATCATCCTCTGCGGTAAATTCTTCATAATCCACATCATATATGGGTGCTAATTCTGTAAAGGAAAGTGATACCAAAGTAGTGATTGGTTGACTATCCACTTCATAAGCAGCAAACCTACCGACTTCACCTGTATAATCAACTGACATATCTGTTAAAGCACATGTTTTAAACTTATTCAAACCTTTAATATCTTTTTGAGTTCTAGCTTTTATATATCTCAACTTAAATACGTCTGGTGTTCCAAGTAAGAAATTGTTACTTGCACCTGATTGATTAAGAACATTGGGATTTTTCTTGACAACAGAGTGTTGTTTTAGAGCTCTAATTATCATACGAACTCTTTTTGCTTCATATTCATCTCTCGGAGTAAATCTGATAGTAAAAGAAAAACTTCTAAGTGAAGGGCCATTAAAGAGTAATTCAAGATTAGGATTTCTAACTGCTCCTGTTGTTCTTGTAATTGCTTGATCAATATCAATATTGATACCTAATTTAGAAGAAGAAAATTGAGCAAGACTTCTTAATGTTTGAAGTCGTACAAATTGATCATTCATCAACAATTCTTTACCCTCATTAAAAGTAGAGCCAGCAACACTCTTAACAGCAGCAAACAAATCTACAGAAGTATTTTTAATCTTTTGTTCTAGTGATTTTTGTTCTTCCTCGTTTCTTTGATTTGCTGCAAAAAATTGTGAAACTAAAGGCCCAGCAATTGCACTTACAAAACCACTCATTTTCTCACCACCAAATCCAACAGAGTTCATGTCTTTTACTGATGGTGGGATTGGTAATTGAATAGTTGATTGTAAATCTTGAAGTCTAAAATTTTGTCTATTTCCTCT